CGCTCCCGTCCTCTCATGATCACAGAGAGAAGCCTCAACGGCATCAAAGAGCTCCGCAACTACAAGTGGAAGGAGGACAAGAACGGGAGGCAAATCAACGAACCCGTGGACGCCTTCAACCACTTCATAGATGCCACCCGCTACGCGATTACATGGAATCAAACCAACCCCAACTTTGGGCAGTACGCCCTCGGCTAACTTCAGGAAACCCACCCTTTCAATTTATATAGATATGAAGCTCCGACTTCCGGCCAACTATTCAGACCTCACACTCAAGCACCTCCAGGTGTTGGAGACATCGACCGACCCTGTGGCACGGGTGCAAGCCGTCACGGGTCTCACCTTTGCAGAGCTCCGCAAGATGCCCCACCAACTTATCACAAAGGCCAACGCTCACATCGAGCAACTCATGGCAGGGGAAATATCCTTGCACAACAGAATCATCACACTCGACGGGGTAGAGTATGGATTCGTACCCGACTGGGAAGACTTCTCGGTGGGTGAGTGGATAGACCTTGAAACCTACACCAACGACTTTTGGAAGACGGCACCCAAGGCCATGTCTATCCTGTACAGACCAATCACAAGGAAGTGGGGCGACAAGTACACCGTCGCCGACTACACGGCCAAGGAAGACCCAAAGCCTTTTGAGGCTATGCCCGCTCCTATGGTGGCGGGTGCGTTGCTTTTTTTTTGGACTACCGAGCACGAACTGCTGGGCAATTTGAAGTCCTCTTTACTTCAGACGGCGAAGGAGGCGATGAGTTTGCTAACAAGTGGGGATGGTATCCCGCGCTCTACGCCTTGGCTGGGGAGGATGTTCTCAAGATGGACGAAGTATCGCGCCTCACGGTTGGCCACGTCTTCACCCACCTCGCCTACCTCAAGGACTTAAACTTCAAGAGAGAGCAACAACACAACAGCCGCATCGCATGATTACCTTCAACAACATCGTCTCCAAGTTTGAGGCATTCTGTACGGACCACTTCTTCATCAAGACGTTCTCGTATGGCTCTCCTGCGGACGTGGACCTCGACAAGTTTGAGCAGTACCCCCTGCTCCATCTCGTGTACACCGGAGGCGACTACAACTCACCCAAGGCCAAGACGTACAACCTCGAGGTCTACATCCTCACCCTGCCCCCTTCCGAGGCAGACAAGAACGCCCAACAGAAAGAAGCCATCAGCGACGCGGAGCAGGTGGCCGAGGACATCCTCGCAGACATTCAGAACGGAGGCAATATCTTCCAATTCGGCTTCCACTACGACCTCGTGAATGCGTCGGTAACACCATTGGAAGAAGAGAAGAGCAACGCCCTTGCCGGGTGTCTCCTCGATATGGCCATCCAAGTGCCATACACCTACGACTCTTGCAACGCTCCCCTCACCGGAGTAGAGCCTGAGGGAAGCACTACCCCCAGCTTCAAAGCGCGGGGCCTTCTACGGGTACGCGAAGAGGACGGAAGCCCCGACGTCTTGAGCGTGGCCACCATCAACGTGCCCAACGGATCGCTCACCGACGACGGAAGCGGCGAGATATCCTTGACCTTTGGGGGCGATGCTGACACCGCCGAGAAGATTCACTTTCCTATCCGCAACGATGAGGGGGCAACCATTGCCGCAGGCACCCCCTTGTATTCCCGTGGGGAGATTGGAGGAAGCGAGCGCATCAAGGTAGGCATTGCAGACGCAAGCGACCCCGCCAAGATGCCCGCCATAGCCATCGCAGAGACGGAGCTCACCACCACAGGCAACGGAAAGGACGGCTTCGGCATTGTATCGGGGACGTACAACACCAACCTCTCGGGCTTCACAGGGTTGGAGGAGAACGACATCCTCTACGTGGCAGACGGAGGCGGCTTGCATCAAGACAAACCCACAGGCACGAACCTCATTCAGAACGTAGGTGTCGTCCTCAAGACCAACGGCACTATCTGCCAAGGGCTGAAGGTGTCGTGTATTGGACGCTCTAACGACGTGCCGAACCTACCCGATGGCAAGTTCTTCATCGGCTCGGCTACGAACACAGAGACGAGCGCGTATGGACTGCCGACAAGCGACCCCAGCGACAACGAGACCCTCGTGTACAACTCTGCCACCGATGCCTTCGAGGCAGGGTATCCTATCTCGACAGGGCAACAAACCATCTTCCAGAGGTTCAGTCCGTCAACACAAAGGACGTTGAGTATAGGCCTAAATGCTTGGGACTTTGGCAATTTGTTGGGGGGTGGTGTTACTTTTAATAACGCCATCCGTGCAGGGGCCGCATTTGGGTTTGCCCAAGTGGCAACGACTCTCCAAGCGTCGCCCATAACTGTGAACAGCGACATACAGGTGGAGGTCAAGTACGAGATAACCTTGGACACGGCTGGCGTTTGCGTCCCCTCAGTAACCACGAAAACGGGATTCTTTGGACAGGTGGCTATGACCTTCCCCACCCATACGGCGGCAGGGACAACGACCCATACCGTAACAAGCAACACAAGCCAAGCCCTCTTCTACCAAATCTCGAACACCTTAGCATTCCAGTTCTTCAGCAACGTAACAGGCTCGTATCGTATTCACTACATCAAAGTAACCATTGACCATGCATAACCCTTTCGAGTTTACCGACGAAGAGAAGGCCGCCACAACGGGCGAAGAGCAACTCGCCATGTTCAACCGCTTGGTCGAGTTCGTAAACGAACGCCTCGCAGAAATTGAGAGCTTACAGACCGACGTGGAGCAAGCCAAGGACGATATCGAAAACATCAAAAACCCCACCAAATAATGGAGTTCTTCAACCTACATTGGGCCGAGATTTTGCTCGCCCTCATCACTGCCGCCGGAACGATTACGGCACTCACGGAGACGGAGAAAGACGATAACATCGTGGACCTCATCAAGCGAATCCTCAACGCCGTCGTCCTCGGACGTTCCAAGAAGTGAAGGAGACGGACTTCCAAAAGGTTCTCGCGGAGTTTGCCGAAGACGTAAACAACGCCGCCAAGCGTACCCTGGGCTCCCGCACGATCGGGAAGAATAGGAGCTACGGCGTGGCCTCGCGTTCCTTGCAGAAGTCCCTCACATATCAACTCAAAGGCGACCGCGTTTCCTTTGGGTCTCCCCTGCCTTATGCCACCTTCATCCATTGGGGTGTAAACGGCACGAGGAAGAACCGCAACGCGCCCTTCTCTTACACCAACAAGCAACCGCCAAGTACCGCCTTCTACGACCCAAAGAACCCCACAAAGGGGTGGCTCTACAAGAAGGGTCTCCGCCTACGCGACAAGGACGGGAAGTTCATCAAGCAAACGGAGAGCCGCCTCAAGAGTGCGGCCTTCCTCATCGCTCGCTCCATCAAGCGCAAGGGCATCGCAGGACTGCGGTACTACTCCGTGGCCTTGGAGAGCGTCGTCCCACAATACACGGAGAAGCTGGGCGAGGCGTTGGCACAAGACGTCCTCGGCTCTTTGGAGTTCAAATTTGGTAACCTGACAATCAAGACCAAGTAAATGGCAACAGAAATCACAAGCTCACCCGCCGAGGACCTTTGGCCCGTTGGGCAGTACCTCGTCTGGACAATGGACGACGACGGAGGGTCTACCCCTGACCGCTTCATCGTGCAGGTCTTTCGGAGCACAAGCCCCGCAAGCGTAGGCTCGGAACAAGCCAAGCTCTTCCTTGTACCCAATGCAAGCGACGTTGCCCACTTCGACCTCTCAAAGATTGCACGGGGCATCCTCGAGTTTCCTTTGAGCAAAGACGGCGTGGCCATTCACGCTGTGCAAGACGCGGGCAAGGTGTTCAACTGCGACGAGTTGTGTTTGCTGAAGTTCACCGTCCGCGTGGGTCGCTACAACGGAACGACGGAGACGCTCAACCAAGACTCCTCGGAGGTGTTCCTACTTAACGGGACAGAGCAGACATCCTCCGGCCTCCTGCCCTCCTTTGCCGCGTACTACCCTACGTCGGTAACGAAAAAGGCATGGCTCACAGACCTACCCCTTGTAGACAACAAAATCACGTTGGAGATGGGAGACGAGGACGAGGCCGTCATGATGTTCGTAAACACCAACAGCCTCGGCACTTCCACCTCTCTTGACCGGGTCAGCGTCTTTGGATACAATGCGGCGGGGAGCGTGGCGGATAGCGTGACGATAACGGTGGCCGACGCTACCACGGTGACCAAGAACAACCTCTACGCCTTACCCATAGGCCCAGCGGCTTGGACACACCTGGGCATGGGTTCCGACGTTGTAGAGATTCGGTGCACCTTGGGCAACCCAGGAGGGGGCAACTCAAGGCAGTTAATCGTCAAGAACAACTCCTGCCGACCTCTCAAGCACGAGGCCACACAACTTGCATGGATCAACACCCGGGGCGGGTGGGATTACCTACGCTTTGACGGACGCGCACCGCTCAACGTGAGCACCACCTCAAAGGAATACCGGAAGAACGTAGGCACATACGGGGAGGCCGCCTTCACCATAGCCTCCAACGTCCAACAATACGACACCTTCGGGAAGGTGGGGAAGGAGGCGTACACGCTAACCGAGCAAGCCTTCACCGCATCGCAACGCGACATCCTCCAGTACCTTATGCGCTCCCCTGTGGTGCAGATGAGGACAGGAACGGGGCCGTGGGAGCCGTGCCTTGTACGCACCAACTCCTTACAAATTGAACCCGCAGGGTCGCAACTCTACAAGGTCTCCCTCAACGTGGAACTCGCAAGGGATATCAGATGTTAAGGCTGACCATATCAAGCTCCGACGTGGAGCTCTACGAGAACGCGCCCGTGA